TCCCAGTCATTGTTAGTTTCACCTTGTTTAAATAACTCATAAGACCAGTTACCAAACCCTCTAGGACTGCCACAGAAGAAAGCACAGCCTTTCGTATCAGATAATGTAGGTCTTAACACCTCATACCATACAGATTTATTTATATCAGAGAACTCGTCACATACTAAGAAATCTAAACCAACTCCTCTTAGTGAGTTTTCGTTGTCACTTCCTCTAAGTGTTATTTGTGAGTTGTTTCTAAGTGTTATAGTTAGATCACTATGGTTAATTGTCTTTACCCATTTATGACTTATCATCTTTTCTTTTAATACACCCCAGCATATTGCCTTTGCTTGTCTGTAACTGGGTGCAACATACCATACCTTTTTATTAGGTTGACTTGAGAACTTTGCTATCTCATTTATTGCTAAATATGTTTTACCAAACCTTCTACCAGTAATTAATACTCTAAATCTTGCATCAGAACTTATAACTTTTTTCTGTGGTTCAGTTAATGGCATTATACCTCATTACCCCAACAATCCCAGCCTTCTACTTTCTGTCTAGCAAATAATTCTATTCTTGGTAAATCTCCACATAGCTTGACTATTCTATCTCTTACTTCTGCTGGTTTTTTACTGTGTTCTTGTCTAGGTGAAACAACAAGCCTTCTAACTGATTTAGATTGTCTTTTGATAACTCCTTTTTTTGCTAATAAACACATTTCTTGATTAGCTCTTGTCCACCAGCCCATACCTACAAAAAAATCATTATTGTTTTTATTTGTTTTGACCCAGTTAAAACCAACTGTTGAAAATGTAAAACCCCAATGTTTTATCAATTCTAAAGTTTGTGGCAACATTTGGTCTAATCCCCATAAAAATAAAACACAATTTTTATCTGATATTTCTGCTACAGGTAGTTTTTTAATCTCTTCATAATCCATTATATCATAATGCCCTAAAGTATCTGGGTTTCTTCCTCTTCCTTTTTTACTCCAAGTTAAATGATTCCAAGGTGGGTCAGCATAAATGATATTATACTTCTTATCTGGAAAAGGTATCATCAATCATTAGTCCATACCAAAGGTTCTTCTAATTGGTTCTCTTCAAATCTATCCTGTTGTCCTAATAGGTTCTTACCTAGGAATATTTGCATAGTTACATTTCCTTTTTCTGCTGAACTCCATTGTAACTGTCTAAGTCTGATTTTGCCTTGTGATCTTCCTTTTGTCAGAGATTCGGAAAAACTCTTTCGTATTAAGCTCTCATCACAACCATAAAAGTCTGCTATCTCTGTGTTAGTACACCCATAAGATGCTAGTTTAAAAACTTCCTCATCTGTGATTTTATACTTTTTTGGTCTTGCCATTCCTAATTACCCTATAGTTCGGTAATAAAAGTTTATCATACTGGTTATATAGTTCAACTATGTTTCTTTCTCTATAATAAAGTCTATGTATTGTTTTGCTTTCTTTAAATCTTCTAAACCACCTTTGTATCTCCAGCGTGTAATGTACTTTATTACATTACCTTCACAGTAAGATAATTTGTTTTTTGTTATGTACTCTATAGGCTCTATACCACCTTTATTATAATGATCTGGTTTCTTAATATTGTCTTTTCTTTTCTCATCTAATGGATTTACGTTATTTACTTTGAGCCTTCTTTGTTCCAGTAGTTTTTTTCTTGCTTCCGATAGTCTTACCTCTGGGTAAGTTCCTAAAGACATTTCGTGACATTTTTTATTGATTGCAAACCGATATGTCCATAAACCCTTACCTTCTCTTAAAATACGAATATATAAGCCATCTCCGTCGTGATATTTACCTTTTGGTAATTTTTTTAGCTCTCTAGTTTTAAGTTTATCCATCATTTAACCTAAATATATCCTGGAATATAAGATTAACAATTTTCTCATACTCTTTTTGATTGTACTTACTAATGTCTATTTCAGATATGAGCTTTTTAAATAATTCTATTTTCTGTTTTTGATATTCCATTTGTCAGCCAACATTTGTTTCAAACATTTGATACAAGTATATTCTTTTGCATTGTCTACAGCTATGATTGGTTCACTTGCACATTTATTGCAGTACATAAATTTAGTCATATTGATTTTTTTATCGGTCTTTTTGCTCATACTATAAAAAGTAAAATCTTGCTTTGTTTTATCGTCTTTAAACCTATCTGCCATACAATTCTCCATTTTAAAGGCGTTTAAATGAGCATACAGTAGGGGTAAAGCATAATCAAGGTATGTTTGTACCCCTAATATATTCTATAACCTGTTCCCCATATTTAAATACTTAACTGCATCTTCCTTAGTTATTTCTCCTTCCTTGATTGCTCTTTGTAAATCTGGAAAATGCTGATTTGCGAAACTGGTAACAAAAGAACTGCTTTCCTTATCTTTTATAGCTTGTTTAAATATCTTTAGCCTTAAAGGATAAACTTCTGTTATTCCGTTTTGTTTTTCAGCTTCTTGATCTTCATACTTTTTAGCTGATAACCAGTAGGCTGGTTGCTTGGCAAACTTCTTATCTTCTACGCTGTGATAATACTTGTTATACATTTCTGCTAACTCTACTGGTTTATTTTGCCATTCTGCATCTAAAGATTTAAAGTTTTTTTCTGCTATACCCTTACTGACTTTATTTGATATATCTTTCCAAAATAAAGGGAAATTATCCTTTTTCTTGGTTTTAGGTTTATTGGTTAGGGTATGGGTAGGGGTAGGGGGGTTTGGTCTAGGTTTTTTTGGTCTACCTCCAAGCCTTCCATTTATTTTAGATGCTTCTATTCTTTTAGTAATAAACAAGTACTCTTGCAGTTGTCTTTCATTCTGGTAATGATCTTGAACCTCTACAAAAAATTGTTTTAATACTGTTTCACAAGCCTTTTTTTCTTCTTCTGTGATACAGTTTGCTATTCTATAGTATGTGTTGCTATCTTTTGGTATACCTTGGCATCTCTTGTTCCAGTTCCAGCATAACAATCTTATATACACCCCAACTTCAACTGCTGTGTTGCTCATTGTTCCAGCAACAAAATCCTCAGTAAATAAATACCAAGCCTTTAGTTTTTCTTGTGGTTTACTTTCCTTACTTATAAACATAATTTTCTCCTTAATCTTTTATAATAAACCTAAATGATCATCTTGGTAAAGGGGTAATTAATACCCCCATACCTCAACTCTAGCTTTGTGTACTGCTTCCTCTTTCCATATCCAGTCGTCTGGGTTTGGAATCAGCAAGTTCTTAACATCATCTAAGGTATCTACCTTTTGCAAAAATGACCCCATTACCTTGACTATATGGTTGCATATCTTCATAGGTTTCTGGTAATCGTCTAATCTATACTCATAAAACTCTGTACCAGATTTTTTGCAAACTAAATACCATAGTTTTTGCTGTGCATTTGTGCCTTGATGATAGATAGCTTGTTGCATAGCGTGAGAGTAAGAAATACCCTGTGGTTTTCGCAAAGTAGTTTTTAGGTCTATGTAAAACTGCTCTTTCGTTGTTTTTTCTTCAAAGTGAAAATCTGTGTAACCTACTAATGGTATGCCTTCAATATCCATTTCTACTTTGTTTTGGTAACCTATTAAATCCCATTTGAAAGCATAATTAGTCAGTCTTTGTACTCCTTCATTAAATAATGGAATAAGGTTTTCTCTTTCACTATCTACCTTGTCACCAGCTAAACTAGAGCAGTTAGCATCATACTCGTTAAGCATCTTATCTATTGCTACTTTCTGATCTGTTCCGTTAAGCCACATATTCAAACCACTCTCTACAACAGTTCCTCTTTGCATAGCTGGGTTTGTATCGAACTCATAACCAAATATTCTCCTCAATGCCCAGCGTTCTCTATTAAATGCAAACTCTGTTAGCTGACTAAATGATAATGGTAAAATACTTTTTTTATCTTTAGTATCAAACTTTTTAAAGTGTTCTATCATAATCCACCAAATAATTTTATCGCTATAACAAACAAAATTATCCCTATAATAAGACCTCTATACTCACGCATTTTAATTATCTTCTAAAATATATTCAGCGAAAGTTTTTCCACCTTTAGTGATATAGTTTGTGGTAATATCATTACCTTCTTTTCTTAATACAAATATTCTATCACTTAATCTGAAACACCCAAATTTTCGCAAGGCATCTAAACTTGTAATACCTTTACCTTCTTTCAAATGTTGTAATATCATTTCTTTCTGTGATAGTTTTTTTATTTTTGGTTGGCTCATAACATACTCCTTTCTATTAAATGTTGTGTCGAGCTAATTGTACTTCATTGATAGACTTAGTCCTTAAATCTTCTCTGAAGGTCTTGAAGGTTTCGTATCTAACTTTAGAACGATTCCTAACTTTTAAAGTTTTGCTGTATCTATCAACAAAATCTCTAAATCTTTTGTCAGAGTGTATATAACTCTGTAATTCACTTGTATTTTTATACTTTATGTTTTTTGAATAGTGAAGTGTTAATTCTGCTATTATCAATTTTTCTTCCTTTTTTAAAATCTCAAGTGCTGTGTCGTTATCGCTATATTCTAAACCCAACTGTTCCTGTTGGTGAGATAATTTTATTGGGTCAAATTGTATATTATAAATATCAGTCATAATTATCCTCTCTTAACAAGTTTCTCATAACATTCTAAACAGTAGAATTTAAACTTCGCATATCTATCGGCTGGTTCTCCACAAATACAACACTTTTTCATATGCACAAAATTTTTCCAGTACTCCTCTGCTTTATAAATTAATTTTATGCCTTCTTTCTTTTTAGCCACTTTTCTTTTCTCTTATTTCTTTTGCTCTTATGTATTCGTCTTGCTCTTCCATAGTTCTTAGAGTAAAACCATCTCTAATAAGTTCAAACATTTTACTTTCTACTTCTGCTTTAGTAGGTCTTGTCTTGAACTCCATTCTGTAATTAATTATGTATTTGTTCATATTAAATTCTTCTCCCTTAGTTTTATTCTTTCTTGTAATATGTTTTTAAATTCTTCATTAACTGATTTGTTCTTATGTGCTAAACTGTGGCACTTTCTACATACTGCAAATAAGTTATCTATTCTGTTTAATCTATTTTTACTGACACCACCCATTTTTTTTGATTCTATGTGGTGTATGTCAACTGCGACTGATTGATTACAGTACCAGCATAGGAGTGCATCATCAGATGACACACTCCAATATCTGCTGAATAGTTTTTTGTAATCTTTCATTAGCCAAGATGCTTATTAAAAGATGCAACTGCTCTTTCAGTTAAAACATCAATCTTTTCTTCACTAAAAGAACCACTAGACATAGCTCTGCCAACTATACCAGTAACGTAGATCAATCTGTCTTTATTACTATCAGATTTATTTCCGTTAGTAGTTGGTGCTGGTTGTGTTTTGTTAACTCCTTCTCCTTCACCTAATATAAGTAGATTTTGCACGTTAGTATATGGATTACCCTGTGCTGAAGTTTTCCTGTTGATTACATCATAGCCTATCTTATCGCCAGATGATGGCATAGGGTTTAGACTTTCTCTGCAATACAGCCTAGTACCATTGACTAAATCTATAGTAAAATTACTGACAAAAACCCCTTTGTCATTCGTTTCACTATTGTCATATATTTTGTTTATTATTCCTTGTTCTTTCATATTTTTCTCCTTTATTATTATTTATTAAGTACTGAATAGCCACGCCCAGTTAGACAATTATTAATGAAATCTTTTCTTGTGTCTAACTTAGGTGTAAGCCATAAAGTTTTTATCCTTAGTATATTATTATATACTATCTTACCAGCATCTACTATGACATTAGTTTGATCTTTGACTAAAGCCACGCAAGTATAGTAGTCGTCGTGATACCTATTCATATCACCCTCTATATTAGCTGGTGATTTACCTCTGCTATCTACTATTGGTTTTGTACTACAACTTGATAAACAAATTAATAGTAAACCAGCTAGGCAAATTACTAATATTTTGAAACGCAAATTTGTATTCCAAAATGTGTACCTTTTAGGGGTACTTTTTAATATATGTCTTAAAATATGTCTGTTCATTTTATCCCCTATATTTCTTTGTTAAGTATTTCTTCAATCAAAGTTATTTGACCATATAAGTAAAGACCATATTGTGTGTTAACTTGTTCAATACCAATTTTGTTATCATAATCTTTGCCTTCGTGTTTTTTAAAAAACTCTAACATTGCTGGTAATCTCCATTGCTCCAACTTATATCTAAGTGTGTATTGTGGTAATCTTGAAGTCATTTTAATTTACTCCCTTCTTTGGAAAGAATAGACCTAATTCATTTTTAAGATTTTTATATTTGTTGTACCAAAAATCCTTTTCCCATTTTTCTCTTGCTATCTCATCTTGTAATTGATTCACAAAAAAAGAATTTTTATTATCCATTCTTTTCTTTGCTCTTTCAATCGCATCAAGATATTCTGATTGTTTTATTGCTTTCATTATATTTCCCCTTTAATTACTTTTATTAAGTTCATATCATTATCATACAGTCCGATAGTGTCATCTATATGATGCAGTTTAAAATAGTACGTTATTTTATTATCAGAAATGACTTTAAATCTGACTGTACTATTGTGATCAAAATATTTTAGTTCTTTCATTTAATTATCCTCACTTTCACCACAAGCGTTTTTCCAGTCGTCAACTTGCACCTGGTATTCTTCAAACATATTTCTAGCATCATCTTCAGTAATGTGTAGCTCTGCTAAAAGATAATTGATTGCTGTTGAAAGTTCTTGCTCTTCCTCCTCTGTGCCTTTGTGGTAGACAACATCATAGTCTGAAAGAAACTTAAAAAGTTCTGCGTATCTATGGCTAATGGCATCTAGTACAAAAGTTTTATTGTGTTCTACTATTTGCCTTGCTCTTTGTAGTTCTATTTGTGTGGTCATTTATTTCTCCTCATTTATTATTTTATCATTGGGTACAAATATTTTAATATGTAAAAACCCACCTTGCATTGAAGATATTGCATACTGAAATGGACAGGTCTTTAACCATTTTAGTGCTTCTTCAATATTGGTAACTTGTATATTTATATTTTTTTCAATCATACTTTTATTACCTCATAAGTTTTTTTGCTCTTTGGTTTTACAATTAAATAACTGCTTATAACTAATCTTGAGTTCATTCTAGTGCCTACTGATTTAGCTGACTGGATAGCGTTAGTCTTTGCATATCGTAAAGCTGATTTTATTTCATTGTCCTCATACTGTGGCAGTTTCTTTCTAAGCCTACCGAAAGTATTATGACCAGCTTCTATTAATACTCTAATATCACTAGCAACCTTTTCTTTAAATGCCATTGTTAAAGATACTTTTCTTTGTATTCCGTTTATTATCATTTATATCTCCTTATTATTATTCTGACCATTATTAGTTCTATAACACCAATTAGAAATATATTTATCGTTACAGCTATGTATAATCTCTTGATCTGGTGAGCCTTGATTTAAAAGTACAGTACAGTAATCTGTTTTATTACCTTTACTAATACAAACTTGTGCTGATTCACCATCAAAACAAACTTGATGTAAGTTCCACATAATTTGATCAAAACATTTACTGTTTTTAAGTATGCAAGTATGACTGGCAAAAATAGTTACTACCCAACCATCTTTAATAGATTTTTTTACTAATTCTTCAGTAGCAGATTTTATCATCATACTACTGCTTTCCCATTTATATTGTTTATTATTCATTTATTTCTCCTTATTATTATTAAGAGAAGAGTGCAATTAAGCACTCTCCTTGTTGTTTATATTTCTTTCTATCCACCAATCAAGATTTGTAAGTTTAGAGCTTACTTTTACCTCATTAGTATGACCTTTCATCAATACCCACATTTGTCTACTGCCAGTATATTTTAATTCTTTGTATAAGTAGTAACCTTTATTAAAAAGCTCATCACTAATATTAGCTTCATAACCACCTCTCTTGCTTTTAGTAAAAATTATATTTTTGTACTTTGATTTTCTTTTTGGTTTTAAAACTTGTATTCTGTTATAAATATCATTATGAAATTCTATAAATTTATTACGTTCTTCTTTAGTCCACCAAGTATCAAATATTGGGTCATCTTGTACTGCATCTAACTCACTAATTAATTTCTCTAATTTAAGTAAGTATTCTTTTGATTGTTTTTTTGTATACATTATTTTCTCCTTGTTATTATTATTATTATTATTCATTATTAAGAACCTAATTTATTTTCTAGGTTTTGTCAAACCCTTTATACAAAATAAAAAAAGGGTGTAATTAAACACCCTTATATTAAAAGTTATAGTCGTGAAATTTTCTTGGCTCTTGCTCAAGATAAACCCTGTTACAATGATTATAAAAGTAACCATCTTTTCTTCTTCTAATTCTTTTAACAGGATTGTCTGGATTTGATTTATAAAACCATTTCTGCTCACCTTGATTAACACAATGACCAGCAAACCCACCAGATACCCATTTAAGCTCTACTGAATCATCTCTCTCTGTGTCCATTGGTCTAATCTCAATAGTGTTTTCACTAACTACTTTTACTATCTCGTATGGGTACATATCAGAGTAACCACTCTCATTAGCATAACCATAATTTTTTGGTGACATTCTATGACCCATTGTATCTTCTATATACTTTTTAAGTCTACCAGCAATATTACTCTGTCTAAGTGTAGTTTGCTTTTCATTAACAACGTGATCTTTTACCATTGACCAGATTTCTTTTTCTTGATCAGTAAGATATATTTTACCTACTTCAATATGATCTTTAAGAAACTCATACTCATATTTCATAGCTTGTTTTATACAAATCTCATCTCCAGTATAATTTTTACTTTTGAAAGTTGTATCTATTTTTTCGTAATTAAATTTTTTCATTTTATCCTCATTATTATTATTATTAAATATCTTCATTATTAATAACCTAGCAGAATTTTTAGGTTATTCAAGTATTATTTTTTATGGTGTTGCAGTTTTGCCACAATGGTGGATAATAGCCTTGAGCCTTCCTATCTTATACGCAATGTATAATAGGCTCAATACCCTAGCCTTGGAGCAAAGCTAGGGTTTTTCTTAAGGAGAAAGTTATGAAAGTTTTAGGAGCTTTTGTTTAGCTCTAAGACTTCTTTTTTTGGTTGTTCTGAAACTCTTGCGTTTTCTTTTTCTTATAGGACGTTTATCTATTAGTTCTGATATGGTAGCAGTTGTAGTAAAACCACTCATTTTCCTTGTGTCCTCATTGCTCTAAGGTGAGCAGTTCTGAAGGTTGCACCTTTTCGCATAGCGTTTGCCATAGCCTTCATATGTTTCAAACTATGGTGTCTTGCGTGTCTGTTCATAGTCTTACGTTGTCTGGGAGTTAGGTCTTTTGTAAAACTTTTTATAGATGCAACCTTAACCATTATCTTTTCTTCTTACCCATTTTCTTTTTTTTCTTTTTGCCTTTTTTCTTCATTCCTTTTGAGTGTGTTCCTTTACCATAATGATACGGCATTTTTACCTCCTTTATTGTTTACTGTAGTATACATAATTAAAAGCATCATAAAAAGATTTTTTATTTTCTTTTTTTGTTTCTACTTTATCTTTTTCACTCCACGCATTATCTGTTCCTAAATATTTGTCGTCTGAATATATATCTTGTATTTCATTTTTTTCTTTGTGCATTATTTTTTCATATTCTCCCTTGCTATGCCTTTTGACTTCTCAAAACTCCTCATTGCTCCGAGTCCTAGAAGCGACATAACTAACGTGACAAGCCCTTCCATTTCAAGATTTAAAGGAACAAAATCTGGATTAAATAAAACAGCAATATAAGTTACAATCGGCTGAATAAAGAACTGCCATAGTAATCCTAAACAACATACCCACATTATTGCTGGTCTTGCTCCAGATACAAAAATGCTTGGGTGTTTAGCTTGTTCTTTATTTATTTCTATCTGACCTTTTGCAAGTTCTTGGGCGTGTTCTTGTGCCATAGTGGCTATCTTAGAAGCCAACTCTGCCTTCTTGCTTTTATTGTCAATGTACTTGCCGATTAGTTTTGTTGCTACTGGAATTAAAGATGTTATTGCCATTATTTCATTTCCTTATATTGTTTTCCGTCAAA